ACGTTGTTGTGTAGGAGGATCGCGCCGGAGAATGACTTTTGCACGCGACGATAATGATCCTCTAGCAGAGTCTCGAACGACGTCCGGTAGCGGCTTACATCTTGTGGTGATCCAGTGCGAGCAACCGAGGCACGGAAGTCTTCGACCACGCGAGCAAATATCTTTCGAATGCCAGGCTTGACCAGCTCTTCAAGCCTGACCTTTTCGGCGACTTCGCGGGTTAGGATTTCCTTACGGACGGCCATTTTCATCCATAGCGCGAATTGCAGAACGCGCCAGCACTCGATTCTGAATGTCGTGGATATCGCGCATATGCTCCGCATTGTCATCATGATGCATGACTGGTAGCGCGACTAATGCATTCCACAATTTGGTGGCCAGTTCCAGAACTTCTTTTTCTTCTTTAGTCATTGCCCTCATCCTCAGCCATCAGCCTGGCCGCAATCGTCGAATCATCAACATTGTCATCAGTAAATAGATCTGTGCCGACCGGGACCAGCGTCGAAGCCTGATAAAGCGTATCGCCGCCTTCAAGTGGCTCGCGATTAGGCAGTTGAGCGCGCAATTCATTGATCGTCTCAACGCCCAACTTCTGACGCTCGGCAAGCATCTTGACGCGACGGTCGACCAAGGCATCAATCGATTCTGGGTTGAATGTCAGGGAGACCCGCGCGGGGTCCAAGCCGTAGCGAGGTAGCAGCATACGCCCAAGGCCGTCGAGCAGAACATCGGCCAGCGGCAATACGGCGCGGTCATACAGGTGGTAAACCGAGTGTTCTAGGTTATTATCGGTGCTGGCGTCATTGCTCACCAGTGGCAGAGGGATCTTGTAGCGTAGAAACAATGCCTCACGCGCAACGGCATCAAGCTTGGCATAGTCCATATCTTTGTTGTTTGTGCCGGCTTCATGGATCTCCATATCGCTGGATGACACAACGGCAATGCGACCGGCATTTCCTGCGCCAGCCAATGCCCGGTTGACGCCATCGCGACGGGCAATATGCTCATCCTCGGTCATTGGATCTTTGAACTGCACGATCAGGCTTAGGCGACCGCCGTTATCAAGCAGCGCCAGGTTATGAACGCGACCCTGAATCTGTTGCTTGGCTTCGAGCGCAACAGCCTCTAGCGGGCTATCGGCACGAGTCTCATCAGTCCTCGAACTGAAACCATGCACGCGGAACAGTTCGCGCAAGTTGCCATCGTAGTAGTTGACCTTGCGGGCGCGTTCAACACGCAGATAACTACCATGAGCGCGGCCATCGGAGATCATGAATGACTGCGGATATCGGTCAAGCGCGTTCTCCATGGCGCTGATCGTCTGCGGCTTGACGGCAAACAACTCCAGTGGAGGGCGAGTAACACCGCCGCCGCCGTAGTAGAAACATTCGCGGGTCAGCAGATAACTGCGAGCGGCTTGGCCGATGAACCCAGACCAGTTATCGAAGCCATTAGGCGATTTCAGCAGGCGCAATAGGTCATGGTCATTCTCATACTTGCCATCTTCCATCTGAATAACCGGCTGCAAGTGTTCGATCTCATCGGCAATCATATCGACGGCAATGGCGACACTTGAGCAGGTCCGATAGAACTCCATGGCTGCATGCGGAGTCATTCTTCCACCACCATGCCCAAAGATCATGTCCATCAGCGATCCGCGCTGAATAGGGATCTCGGAGACGCGACCGCCTGATTTGATCTCGGGCTTATGCCAGAACTTGAGGCGATCGTAAAAAGCCATGGATGGATTCCGCTGAATAGTGTGCATGATGATACTTTAGAATAGCGATCAAGTCATGCCGGTATCAATCACTGATTGATCACATCACCTCTACGGCCATCGGTCCATCACCTTTAAACCAAACTTTCAGAGTGCCAGCCGGAACCGGCCAGACCTCCTTGGATGAAATGACGAAGCCATTGTTGTCAGTGGCAGCCGGCTGCGCATCGATGTTCTGGATATTGATATCGCCTCGCGCCTTGTTCTGGACCGCGATCTTGGTGCCAGGCGTAATACCAGTGGCCGCATAAACTTCGGTGTAGGCGGTCGGGATGAGCTGCATATCAGGGATAGTTGCCATGTCATGCCTGCGCTATGGTCGTATTGGCAATCAAGATTCCAAGGAAGGCGCCAGTGAGCGCGGTATCGTTGGTGCTGACGAAGTTTGCCCTGATGGCTATGTCGGTCTTTTCAACGACGATCACTCCTGGCGTTCCATCGTGGCGATATGGGACCGCCTCACTAACGCTGAACTCCAGCGGCATTCTGGCGACACCCGCAGAAGTCCGGAACCATGTAGCCATGGTCGCATTGATCGAGGCGTTGGATTTGATCAGCGAAACTAGCGTCGAATGGATGCTGAGCGTGTAGCCAGCAGGGACGGTGTAGATCGCTTGCCTGGTAATGCCATAGCCAGCTGGAATAATGCCTCTGGTAGCGCCAGCACTAGCGTTCCTGATGGTGATATCGCCAACGTTAGTCTGACTCGTGCCGGCAGATGCCACTAGAGCATTGTTGATGCGGAATAGCTGCGTCGGAATCGCAACAGCGGCCAGGCCATTCAGGGTGATCGTTTGTGAGACTTCGACATAGTTGATATCAAGGCCGTTAATCACGACGGTTCTGGCGCCAACGCCAGCCGATGAATCAGAGGCTGAGCTTGAGACTATCTCCAGTGATGTAGCTGCAGTCATCCATGGGTAAAGTCCGCCACCACTCCAGATATCCTCGGGGATTGTGCCAGAGTCAACGTCAGGGTTGTTCCCAAGTGCCGCCACACGACGACAGCCAGGCACCATGCCGAAGCCTACAGCGGTGTAGAAGTCCATGCCCTTTGGGTGTGCCTGCGTAACCCATGCTGCTGCATTGGAGTGGCGCTGCGTGGCCTGCTCCTGCACCAGGATCGTCGCGGTGCCAACTGGCGAGAATGCCCACAGACCAGGTTCGCCGGGTGGAATGTCTAGCGGATCACTGGCGGCGGTGAATGCATACAGCGGAATGCCTTTAACAGTCGTCGGCGCCGCCAATGAAGCCGCGACATTCACGATCATGCCGTCTTTATTGAACAGCATGACCTCGGTGCCGACAGCGATACCTGATGCGGCATATAGGTCAGTCCAGACGCCCATTGGAACGGACACGTTTATCCTGGTGACGGCCATTAAACTCGCTCCTCCCACAAAAAGGACAAGGTGCCGGTAGCCGTCCCCGATCCGAAATTCTCATACAAGACGTGATAGGTGTTGGCGCCAATCCCGCGATAGTCATCTACAAAGTTGTCGATAGTGGTCTGAATGCCAGTGGCCACCGTGACAACCCTGTGTACATCGAGAGTGGTGAATCCGGTCAAAGATCCGCCAGCAGTCACGACAACCTGCGGAACATAGAGCGGCACCGGGCGCTCACTCATTGTGTTCTGGGGAATGACAGGGAGAGTTTCGGCAAATGACCCAGCAGGAGTTCCGCCGACGGTATTGGTAATTCGAAGGGCTCCGCTATCAAGCTCAACGGATTGAGCGATCAGGATTATATTGACCGGTACAACGAATTTGATCGTGTAAGTAGAGCCGGCGACAAGGGCAAACTCTTTGAAGGTTCTGGCCATGCGACCCTCAAAGAATCCAGGCTCACCAACGTCGACGCGGATGCGCTGCTTTGTCGTGCCGGACAGAAGGAATGCAGGAGGCTGAGCAATCAACCGTTCAGCATGAGTCCCGTCGAGCATGTCAACGAGCTTTTTCTTGGTTGATGCCCAGAGAACACTAAAATCAATATCAGCCATGACCGCGCCTCCTGTGGTGGCACGATCGTATCAGCTAGTGGATCCAATAGCTAACTAGTTGCGCATCAGCCGAAGCACGCCACTAGTATGAGAAAGACCACAGGGGCGACCACTATCATGAGTAGCAAGCCGCAGCCAGCATCGATGCCTCTGCTGAACCTGTAGCGCCGAGCAACCGTTGGCTCGGAGTTGCGCCTCGCAGCGTAGTACTCGGGCCCAGGCTTCTGAATCTGCATCTCGCGCTTGAACTCGGACCATATCCACTTAAGCACTTTCTTGGTGGTAATTGCCATGATGGTCTCCTTGGTTGATTTGGCGATCATGCGCGGCTATAGGGATGGTGTCAACCGGCGAAGAACTGAGATTTCTTGCGAACCTTCTCAAGCGCGTATCGGATGGCGTCCATGTAGTGGTTCCATTTGTCGACGATATCGGTCAGCACATCGCCAGAGAGCCGGTCGACCTTGTAGGAATACATCCTGAATTCCTTGATCGTTTCCTTGCAGCGAGCATGGACAACGATTTCGTCGAAGGCCTTCATGAAGGATACGCCATCCTCAACGCTGCCTTTGCCCTTCGAACAAGCCTCGATCTTTGGCAGGTTAGGGCGCATATGATTTGGGTCTGGCTTCTTGAGATGGCTGATCAGTTCGGGGCGGGCGTTGTCCGCGACCACTACATGCCTCTCAATGTCAGGCAATTCCTTGATCAGCAACCTAGCCATGTCGTCGTTTTCGATCTCTATGCCGCCAGCCTCGCGCTCGACGTAAAGAGTTCGTCCGCTAATCCATAGCTTGACGCCGGCAGTCGGGTCTTGCGAGAAGCCGAAGTCCAGGCCGAAGTAAGGTCCATCCCAGTCGGCGCCAGGCTCGAATTCTGATATCCGATATTTGTTGGCGAAGATTTGCGCAACAGAGTTTTCGCGATATGCGCCATCCCAGATCCAGGCATAGGTTTCCGGGTCAAGGCTGCGCTGATCACGACGGCGCTCACCGTCCAGTACGGCTGGAAACCACGGGTTGTCCGCATATCCCAATTCGACGATTTTCGCGTCATCGGAAATGTTCTTGCGGAACCTAGTATCAACAGGGCTGCCGTCCAACTCCGGGTTCCAAGTAATCCAGACCTCGGAATCATCAGCTCGCACGGTGGGCAGGAGCTTCTGTAGCGCGACCTCAGATACACCTTCTGCCTCATCAATCCATGCAATCAGGATTCGCGCCTTCGACTTGATGCTGTCCAAGTTATGTCTCAGGCCGGCGAACACGTAATGCACTCGACGATTGCGCGTGCGGATGTATCGCTCGCCAATATCGAAGTAGGCATCAAGCCAAGGAGTTTCTCGGATCGCCTGCTTGATCTCTTCCATTGAAGAATCTTCAAGCGAGTTCATGAACTCGCGACCGCAAAGAATAACTCCGCTGACATTCGCCTCCGCGAACATATAAGCGCGTACGGCGGTCATTAATGCGAAGCTGCGAGTCTTACCGGACCCCCTTCCGCCATGAGCGCCACGATAACGAGCAGACCCGCTGAAGACCGGTATTAACTTTGGTGGCAAAGCGAGCTGAACAGTTGTCATTTATCCGGAGCAACAAGTTCGATGATTGTAGGATTGGGTGACATGCTCCCGTCACTACTGACATGATCAACTTTCTCGCCATACTTCTTGGGCGACCACTTAGCCAACAACTTTAGTCTAGTTTCAATTTGAAGTTTGCGATGGCCTAGCATGTCCTCGCGAACTTCTTTTGATCCAAGTGGGCCATCTTCATATTTAACACCTTCTTGCGGAGTGTCGGCAATTAGGAGCGCGTCAGCGGCAATCGCGTCATATCCAATTTCCCTCGCGTGCGCGAAGTGTGCATTGAACTCGGGATCTTCTTCAAGCCAAAGATAAACAGTCCTCCAATTTGGCTTTCCTTCTTCACGGCAAATAGCGCGCAAAGGAGTGCCGTCTGAAATCCTATCGCAGATCTCTGTCTTGAATTCGGTCTTTTGTTCCTCGGTAAAAACCATTGTCTAAAGCCCCTCAATCAGATGGAATAACTATACCCGCAAATGAAAAGCCCCGCATCATGGCGGGGCTCAATCGTTAATCGTCGCGGCTAAACAATCGCCTGTATCTCCACAGCCACCCCATTCTCCCTGATCGCCTCAACCTGGTAGCTCGCATGCTCAGCATCAATCGCGTAGAAGTATGCCGAGAATCGGCCATCAGGGCTCTTGAACTCGACGCTGAAGAGTTTCCACTCGATGCCGGAGACTAGGACTGACGGTTGTAGGTTCATGGCGTGGCGGGCTCAGCAGGGTCGTAGGTGGCAGCGAAGATGTCAGGCTTGCAAGGGTAGATCTCGCCTTTTACGCCAGTGATCAGCATGTCGCCACGATCGAACCGAAAGACGCCTTCTAGTGTCGGAATCAAGTAGCAGTTGTCGTTTTCGTGCGTTACCCCGTGACCCTTGTACTGGAACGACCATGGCATGCCGTTTACGATGTTCCCGCCATTGGCGACACCATAAGCAACCAGATCATCAAAGGTAATCGCCTCGATCACTACAGGCTTTTTGCGGAACATTGGCATTGCTGAACTCCTGAATTCGTTGGTTCCGCATGCTGCGGGCACTGTTCTCGGGGAAACGAATAAACCCCTGCGACTTACTCGAACATCGTGTGCGCTTTGATCCATCGCCATGGCGCCGAATGATCTGGCGGTAGAGTAGGCCGCCGCTGCCACATGATGCATGCCGAGCCGCTAACGGCCAGCTGAGAAGGCTATGAGCCTAACCAGGTTCCGAGTCTTCGGGCACTTGTCTGGCGTTGGTTATTCAATCTGTGTGCATGCACACCCTTCAAAATCCGAGCCCGTCTCTCCGAGATGTCACGCTTTGAATGCTGCGTTTGCATATCTCACCCGTAGCTTCAAGCCGAACTGTTGTGAGAATTCCCGGCTGACAGTGGCCGGAGTCAATCCCGGCTTTGGTGGCGTATCGAGCATCGACCTGCTCAATTCACTGCGTAGCTATAGTCTCAAATTGTTTGGGATTGAGCAAGCATCGTGGTGCAATTTTCTCTCGATGCAGATTTTTAATCTCAGCCCTCGATACAACTCCGCACCCCCATCCATAAATGGGGGGGTGCGGAAGTTGATCTCGGTAAGGGCCAGCACAAATATATACGGATTAAACACGGATGTAAAAAAATAGGCGAACCAAATAAACCTAATGAATACAGGTACTTGGCGGGATGTGTTTTAGATGTAAACCGGATGTACATCTACATCTACATCTGGAATGATTCTCGTTCACGGATGTGCTGTGATTATTTCGTACCTCAGTTTTTTAGATCAAATGACTCGAAACCCAATGAATACAGGGGGTTAGTCGAGATGTAAATGAGATGTAGAAAACAAAACATCAACATCCCCCAATGAATACGGGGGTTTGGTGCGGGATTATTTCGTATCGTGCGGGACAATTTCGTGACAGGAAAACAGCATTTTGTGCGAGATTATCAATCTGTTGCGGGATAAAATGTTTTGGTGATAGTATCGCTTCCATCGAATGACTGGAGGCATGCAATGCAGATCAAGAAATCAATCCCAGCACCAGAAACCCCAGTAGCAAAAGGTCGTCCGGCAGCGTGGCCTTTTGAAGAAATGAAGCCTGGTGATTCATTCCCTTTTCTCAAGGAAAGGATCAAGGCCGTGAGAACCGCAGCATGGAGACGCAAGATCAAACATGGTGAAGAATTCCTGATTGGCTTGCATGAAAGAAAATGGCGCTGCTGGAGAGTCTCGTGATGAGAATGACCGACGAAGAGCTCGACGCGCTCGACATGAGAAGCGACATTCCGATCCCCTCCAAAGGAGTAGGGGTTGGCCGACCAGCTCGTTACCCGTTTGCCGAGATGGTATCCGGCGATTCCTTTGATATCGAAGACGCAGAGCTTAGTTCCGCCAGAGTCTCCGTATGCCGCGAGAACAAGAAAGGCGATGCAAAATTCATCGTTGGCAAACATCAGAATGAATGGCGCTGCTGGAGGATTGTGTGAATCTACAGGCAGCCGTCCTTGATGCTTATGGGGTTCGGTTGCCAGAGATTGCCGCAGATGGGCGCATGAAAGCATTCCCTATCGACCAATTCAGGATTGGTTTCGTCCTGAGCTTTGGCGATGTGTATGTGTTCGGGTGCCGAACGGATGGCGATATTTATTATTTCGATGGTCAAGAGTGGCATGGCTTTGAAGTCGAAGTGCTTAGGCCGCCAAAGCAGGAATTTAATCGAATGGTTATTGAATGTGCGAAAGGGCTTATTGCTCGCGGGGAAGTGCTGAATGCTGTAGATGCGGCTCGCCTCAAATTGGCGGTAGAGCAGGTGGAGGCTAATTCATGACGGAAGAGTTCGAGCATCCGTCAGAAGTGCCGGAATCTGAAGAGTTGATGATTGATTTCATGGAGCTAGCATCTGATACGCCAGTTAGAGAAGAGTTCGATGTAACGCAGCCAGTTGTCCAGCTGGAGGAATACAGAGACTTTGCTAAGAGGGTGAGCGATGACATTAAGCGCGCACCAAGGTCATCAGTAGCCGCAGAAGAAAAGATCGACGATGCGGAACTTGGGGCGAAGTTTCTAGCCTGCATTGAGTTCGACGAAGAGAAGGCTATTGAGCGGGTGCGCAATAAGAAGTGGCTTATATATGGCATGTTGCCGCATAACGATGTCGGATACATTTATGGTGCGCCTGGCAGCTATAAGAGTTTTCTGGCGCTTGATATCGCCTGCCATGTCGCAAGCGCAAGCAAATGGAATGGTATCGATGTTGATTATCCTGGCATGGTGCTTTACATCGCGGCGGAGGGAGGTAACGAGATGCACCTTCGCAAAAAGGCATGGCGCATCAGGACTGGGAACGAAAACTATGCCGTGACCATCCTGGAGCGTAGCGTGATGGTCAATGATGCAATTGATCGCGAACAGCTAAAGGCTGCTATGCGTGAGGTTCAGCGCACCACCGGGATGAAATATGTGCTTGTGGTGATCGACACTTTTTCAAAGTGCTTCCAGGGCAACGAAAATGATGCCGCAGACATGCGGGCATTTATTGCCGGCTGCGAAGATATTCGCGACTCATTTGACGGATGTACCGTTCTATTTGTTGGTCACACGGGTAAGGATAACAAGGACTCAATGCGCGGATCTTCGGTGGCCTTGGGCGACTGCGGGTTCAGCTACCGACTGAAGCGGGGGAAAGAAAGACTCTACGCCGAACTGCATACCGACAAGATCAAGGATGCTTCTGAGCCAGAAGATATGGCGTTCGAGTTCGCAGTTGTCGAGACTGGAGATTACAGCGCGAAAGGCCTAAAGCTAACGAGCCTGGTCCCGAAAATGTCGGCGATGCTAGATCGTATTGATAGCGACGATAAAACCCCATTGGGGCGAGCCGAAAAAATCTACAAGCCTGGCGGGAGCGAGCGAGTCAAGGCGATGATCATGAGCCAGCTGCGCGTTAGATCAGCCAGTAATGGAGGAAGCCCTGAAAATCGGATGGTAATTCGTGGCGACATCATTGGCATGCTCAGAGCTGAGGACATGAATGAAAATACCGCAAAATCCAACTGGAAGAATGCGTGGGATGACTTGGTTAAGAACGGTTATGTCGAAATGATCGATGGCGATCAATGGCTACCAGTCAAGGGGAAATGAAATGATTAGCGATCAATTAGGGCCGGACGTAAAGCAAGCAAGCGAAACCGCCGAATACGCGATGGAGCTTGCGCGTCGGATAATCAGAATACAGTTTGGCGAAGATCTCGTGACAGTCGCGGATTGCGTGGCTCTCTCTGCTGTGATCGTGGCGAAACTCAACATGATGCATGAGTGCGACATGAAATATCTGGAGATGGATCGATGGGATCGGCGCACACCAGGTCCTGATACGCAGGCATGGAGCAAGAAGAAATGAAAAAGACCGTATTGAATTTTTACTGCAAACACGACGGAAATCCTATGTGGGTTTCTTTGCATCCTGAAGCCAATGGTGTGGCATTCGGCATCAACGATGACGACAACGATGAGCGAAGGCAGGTTGTGCTTTCGATATCGGATGCTCGCAAGCTGGCCGATGCAATCAATGCCTATCTGCAGAAAATCCGCTAGCGCCCCACCAATCGCCTTGCTATAGTCCCACCACAAATAAACAGCGGAGAGGCTGGAGATGAGTGAGCAAAGAGAACCATTTAAGCGTTCGGCGACCAACGAAGACAAAATGAATTTGCCGGAAGGCAAGACCTGTGGCGACTGTGTGCACTGCCGTCGATGCACGATAATGTTCGGCCATATCCCAGCCGACGAATCTTGCGATTGGAGCCCGTCGCGGTTTCGTGAGGCTGTTATTGAGGTGTCACCATGACCAACGAAGAAGCCGTAGACCTGGGCGCCGATATGTGGCTGTCACTAGCCAATGCTTTCACGGTAACAATGGAGGCTGAAGGCATCGAAGACCCAACCATCAAGACCCTGGTATTCGCAGGATTTATCAGCAGCGCATCCGGTCACATGCTCAAGATTATTGGTGCATCGGCTACCCAGCATGTGCTGGATACGGCAAAGAAAGGTTGCGCCGATTGCATGCGCGGTCAGCTTAAGGTGGTGAAGCCATGAGTGATTATGAAAAGCTGCACGCAAGAATTGCGCAGCTAGTCGTTCGCAATAGCCAGCTTGGCCGTGAGCTCGAATGCGCCCTAGGAGACATCAGCACGGCTAAGGGGATTATTGAGCGACTAACAAGCAAATCAGAATTGTATGAGCAAGTGGAACGTGCTGCCGGCTGTCTACCAACGGGCTGGGAGATCAGGGTCTGCGTCGAGAAAGATTGTGGCTATGCAGAGCTTTGGGATGCCGATGGATGCGAAGTCGATTATCCGAACAGCTGCGAAACTCTGGCTCTATCTGTTTCCGATGCAATCGATTGCGCCATCAGCCAGGAATCCTGAAATATCCAGAATCGAAGAACTCCAAGGCCGCCGCTGGGCGAAAGAAATCTGCATGCTGTTCTACGCTGAACTGACGGTTATCGGTGGCTATGAGCGGCTGATTCAGAAGCTCCAGTGGGGACTTGTCGAGAAGCCTGAAGGGTACAAGATTGGCGTTCTGGAGATCATTACTGTTGTTGAGGATGCGAAGTATGTGCGTGCGATAGGAGGTGGGGAATGAGCAGAAGCGGATACAGCGATGATTGTGGTGGTTGGGGTCTGGTTTGCTGGCGGGGCGCCGTGAAGTCAGCGCTGAGCGGGAAGCGCGGCCAATCGTTCCTGGTCGAGCTGCGCGATGCGCTCGATGCGATGCCGGATAAGCGACTGGTTACTGACACGCTCGAAGCGGATGGGCAGTTCTGCGCGCTGGGCGTTCTCGGCGCCAAACGTGGGCTGGAAATGAGCACCATCGATTCGCATTGCCAAGAAAGCGTGTCGGAGGCTTTCGGTATCGCCAAAGCAATGGCAGCCGAGATCGTCTACGAGAATGACGAACACCCCGTCAATTACGAAATGCAGGCTGACGGGCGCGGTAAGTGGGTTGCCGAAACCCCGGAGCATCGCTGGCAGCGCATGCGCAAATGGGTCGAGTCGAACATTCAGCAGGTGTCGCCATGACCGCATTCGAACAAGGCTACGAAGCATTCCTCAAGGGCGTCGGCAAGGATGACAACCCTTTCGACGACGAAACCTGTCCTAAGTCCAGAGTGAAGTGGGACAAGGGATGGATAAGAGCGCAGGCTAATCGGAGATTGCATGCATGATCGATAAATTGATGAATGTTTTGTCAGCATGGTGCTTGCTGTGTGGGTTCATTGGATTCATGTTTTTAGTCAAAATCGCGATAGCGGCTGGATATGGATGTGTGGCCGGCCATGCTTTCGGTCAGGATTTCTCATTTGGCGCTAATTGCGTACAGGTGGATAAATGACCCTCCTAGTCCTAACCAGCACAGGCCGCATGCAATCATCCTGGACGAAGGTTCAGGCCATCCGCATAGGCTTGTGGCGCCCGCAGATTTGCGATGATTCTACGAGCGATGGGCTGCATTGCAAGGTTCAATTTCGAGGTGGGAAATGACTGTTTTACAAGGCGATCCAAGCAATCGAATGATCGAAATGTGCGAATCCCCTGCAATAACCGCCAGCAAATTCAAGGAAGGCGATCAGGTGCGATTCAATGGTGCTTTGCACTTTACCGTGATCCATGTAGACGCAAAGTTCGCATATTTGCGCGCTCTGTTCGAGGCAACCTCTGAATATCGTGTCAGTCTGCGTTCAAGCGAGCTTCGCTGGTTCGACCAGATGGGCTGGACGCTGCTGGAAGGATTCTTTGATCAGCACACGCCAGCCACCAAGGCTATCCAATGACTGACGGAACCGGAAAACCATGCCCACTATGCAACGCACCCATGTCAAACCTGACCTCTCAATTCGTCAGGATCTGCACCAATGGCAAGCGCGGGCATGTGGTTGAGTGGTTGTTGAGTGTTGGGCAGAAGCCATTGTTTGGGAGTGGTAGGGCATGAGAAAAGAATTCGAGGAATTTTGCCGCAGGACTCGACCACCGATGGCTACGCATAGGCAGGATTTTGGTCGCGCGGCACATCTTGATTGCTGGTCGGCCATCGAAGCCGCTGGCGTGAAGGTGGCGCCATGAACACCATCCAATACCGAATGATCATGATGGCGCTGCTGATGATTGCTGCGAAGCTGGCAAGACTGAATGATGATCCGTATGCCATGTTGGCGCTGACAGCTTGGTCGGTAAGCTACTTTATTGGAGCAGTGATCGACGATTTCTGGTCCGAGAAAAAGGTGAGGCCATGAATTCGATTTATATTGGCGATCGCCAACTAGACGAACCCGAAACCGAAGACCTCGAAACCGAGACTGATTTCGATGATGTTGAGATTAATGATTATTTGGAGGATTGATGGATGAAGGTAGCTGCTTTGTTCGTTCAGCCAGACGGCTGCTATTCTGGCGATAAAACGATTGATGCTTGGCCAGAAGTTCGTGATGCTCGCCTATATCGCGGAGAACTTCCGGTAGTTGCGCATCCTCCATGCCAGTTATGGGGTGCTATGGCTTCCGTGAATTTCGCTCGCTGGGGCGGCGAACATAACCGCCCGGGTAATGACCAAGGATGTTTCGCCTCGGCGCTTGAGAGTGTTCGTAAGTTCGGCGGCGTGCTTGAGCATCCGGCAAAGAGTAGAGCATTCGTTGCGCATGGCCTTAGTAAGCCAGTGGATATCGGCTGGCAGAAATGCGGCGAAGGCTGGATCTGTGAGGTATGGCAATCCGCATACGGACATCGAGCGAACAAGGCAACTTGGCTGTATTACGTTGGCAAGCAGAAGCCTTTCGATCTTGACTGGTCTAGGCCTGCCGGTTCACATCAAATCGGATTCTACGATCAGCGAGGCAAAGCAGCGAATAAGCCAACCCTCGGCAAGCGGGAGGCCAATGCCACGCCTCAACGATTCAAACAGGCGCTGATAGATCTGGCTATGCATTCACGGTCTCTTGATGGCCTGGCAATCCACTGGCCCTGATACGCTCGTACAGGGCCGCTTCACCCTCTACAAATCCAGCCTTCCTGCCGAAGTCTACTGGCTCAGCATCGACGGCGGCGACCCAATCAGACGCGCAACGAAGGAAGAGGTTCAGGCTGTTATTCGCCGGACGAATGGCGAGAGTTAATAATTGCTATTTTGAATCTGCGTGGCTATAGTTCGTTTCAACAGAGACATAAACGAACAACGGAGCAAGACGAGATGACTACTGATGCGCAACGCCACGCAATGAAAATTCGCAAATTCGATACAGCTATTGAGCGCGTAGGTATTGACCGGGTGTCGGACAAGATTGGTCGCGCCGCATTCAGCTCATTCATCTGCGCCAGAGACGCACAGGTCCGCCGGCAAGGTCCAGCTCTCATTGCAGGATTTATCTCTGACGCCCAAGTTCGCGCCGACGAGTTCTGCGGCCTGCAATCGGATGAGGATGTTTACGACGTTCTTGCAAGCTTGCGCTAACCAATCCCGCCCACCTCAAGCCCCTTAACTGGGGCTTTGCCAGTACCAACAACAGGAGCAACCCAAGATGAGCGCTCAGGCGGCAATGCTGACTGTTTGTCGTAAGTCATACGAGGTATACGCGGCTTCCGGCAAAGCCAGGCGCGCCGAGACCGAACTGGAATGGTTGAGGCATTTTGCGGCATGCATAATTGCTGGTATTCCGTCATGACTAGCTATTCAGCCTGGAGCAACCCAATACGGTGCCTATAGGCGCCTTAGGAGAGCGGAAATGAGCAAATATCAGCCAACCCCCGACGATTCCAAAGAACCTATCGTTCCTTACGACTGCTAGGAGGGCGACATGCTCACCCCCGGCGAAACCCTGATCGACATAGCCCTTGCGATAGTAACGCTGTTCATCTTCGGCCTTATGGTTCTCATGATGATAGATGTCGCTGTCGGCCTATAACCAACCTCCCGCGTACGAGTCCATAACAATGAATAGAGTGGCGATCTTCCTCTACGACTACACAGGCCTAATGGCTCAGCCGTGGCTGGCTGCTGGATACGAATGCTGGATATTCGACGGTCAGCACCAGGAAGGGATCACTCGAGAAGGCAATCTGTTCAAGGTTGGCATGTGGTTCCATCACGATCAGATCGAGAGGCACGCGGCTGACATCTCTCGGATGATCGGCGGCAAGGCTGATTTCGTGTTCGGGTTTCCTGAATGCACGCATCTGACCGTTGCTGGTGCTAAGCACTTCGCGAAGAAGGCTGAGGCTAACCCGGCATTCCAGCAGGAGGCTCTCTCTCTCTGCATGCTGGTGCCGGCAGTCGCAAAGGCTTGCAACACTGAACGCTGGGCGTTCGAGAACCCGGTAAGCGTCATCTCAACTATGTGGCGCAAACCAGACTTCTCATTCAATCCGACTGACTTCGGTGGCTATCTTCCGAATGACGATGAACACCCGATCTACCCGGATATCTATCCTCCGCAAGACGCTTACAACAAAAATACCTGCATATGGAAGGGGCCAGAATTCGAAGAGCCAGAGCGCAAGCGCGTGGAGCCGCTACACAGGGATAATCCTGGCTGGAAGAAATGTGGCGGCAAGTCCACTCGCACCAAAAATATCCGCAGCGCAACACCTCGCGGCTTCGTACTGGCTACATTCGAGGCTAACCACAAATAACACGTCGTCATTCAGCCACAAGCCCCTCACGGGGCTTCCCTAGCTCAATCCTCCCCCAGCGCTACCAGTTCGCTAGCCTTCATCCCAAACGCCTCAGCAATCCTCCCGAGCGTGTCCGTATTCACGCAATCCCGCCCAATGATCTGGCTAACTCCGGCCTTGTGAATCCCCAGCTTGTCAGCCAGGTCCATCTGCTTCATTCCCCTCAACTCAAGCGCGGCCTTGATCGATTTCGCAATATTCATTATTCCCCCAGTTGGCAAGTATGTGCATGCACACAGTACGGGCATGATACCGTCTGTCCGAGTTGCTGTCACTAGCAACTAGACTGACTTGCGCTTTGTCGCAACCGTACTACACTGAAAGTACCAGGCAACAGCCTGTACCGCAGCATTAGAGAGCTTCAGGACGACGACTCTTGCGGTGACTAGATACAAGCAGGTAATCCAAATGGCTAGCCAATTGACTGAAATCTTCAAAACCATAGGTGAAAATGACGCAAAGCAAGAAAGCTTAGGCGCCCAAATCCTGGCGTTCCTTGTCAAAAACAAATGCGCGACGCTCGATAAAGCTAATGAGCAGTTCGGCATTGCGTACGACGAGAATGGCTGGTCGCGAACGGCGGGCAGACCTAAGGAAGGCTCCAAGGAAATACCGGCGCCGCCGACCGTGAAGAACTATGTGACAGCATTCCGCAGAGCGTACAAGCTGAATCTTCACGTTCCGTCCTTCAAGACTGTCGGCGAGATGCGCCAGGCGATCAAGGATCTTCGCGCCGCTGAAAAAGAGGCCAACGAAAAACCGGAGTCACTGGCTGGCGTCCAGATCAGCAAGGATGACATTCTCACTGGATTCTTGGTGCACGACATCTCTGTCGTCGTTAAGCATCTGCCAGACGAGAAGCGTGGCGAGTTCGAGACAAAGCTTCAGCGTCTCCTGTCGCAGTACATGAAGAAGGCGTCACCAGAGCTTAAGCTCGTGGCCTGATCAGCCACAACACTCGGCGATAACAAGAAAGCCCGGCCATTGAGTCGGGCTTTTCTTTGCCTGCGATTTGTCCGTGATTTGCCTGGGTCTGCCCGTGGCTCGCCTGGATACGCCTTCGATCTGCCTGCCAAATCCACCTAAAAATATTTCGTCAAAATAATATCGGTAAACTGTTGACGCAACATTTCGGCATGGATATAGTCTCGCTATCGAAATGAAAAACGGAGCAACGACATGACCAGGGAAGCGTACGAAGCCAAAGCCAATCGATCCAGCAAGCTAGCTCGCGCAGCTCAATACAGCGGCGATGCATGGCTGATCAAATTCCACTCTGACATGCAGATCTTCTGGCTCAGCATGGCTGCGATGAAATCCGTAGGTGCGCCATGAATGCTTTTGACATGCAAATGATCACTCTCATCATCCTTGGTGGCCTGACAGTTTTTGTCACCGCCTACATAGCTTGGAGAATTTGAAATGTTCGCACTCTCGATGTTCGTCGTATTCATGAGTCGCAGGATTGATTGCGCAAAGCCAAAAGCCATTCACCACTATTTCAGCTCAGAAGCGCCAGCCGGACACATCGCCGACGAATCTGAAGTCGCCTACTGGAAACTGCCGGAGCATTACTGAAATGGTTGAACAACTGATTCCACTGGCAGTTCTCGGGATGATCATCGGCGCGGCTATCCTCGGCGCAGGCTATCTGATGTGGCGTTTCAGTTCGGAAGTTGTTGATGCGCGACGTGAGAAGCGAACCAGCAAAGGCCGTCGTCTTAGCGATCAGTGATCTAGGGGGATTTCATGAAGCCAAACAAAACGTTAGACGCCAATCAACCATGGATGCCGGGCTTCTGGGTTGTCGATGGCAAGCCAATCCCCGTCATAGCATTCGAAGACGACAGCCGCCGCAAGTACGCAGCTATCAAAGTCAAAGCAGCAATCATGAAGGCTAGTCGCAATGACCAATGATCGCCGCAAGAACAGCTCTTCAGCGGTCGAGCCAGGCCAGCTGACCATCGCGCAATCAATCTGCCGTTCATCAGATCCTTATCGGGCAGCAGTGGCATCCTTTGCGCGCCGCGATGTTCCTCATGGACAGAGCAAGCATATCTACTATTTCGAAGATCGTTCGTTCCTGATTTTCGAAGTCTCCTATACAGCAGTCGAAGATGGCGTCTCATAAATAATAAAGCCCTGAGAGGTGCAGCATGACAATATTTATCGAGGAAGACATTGAGGACATGATCAGCGCTGATGACTGGTCAGGCGTTGTGATTTGTCCGCGTGAACGCATCCGCCTGGAGATCGAGCAGAAGATCGCCGAGTTCCAAAAGAACAGCGGCAAGATCACGGTAGTTCCGGCTGGTGCTAGTGCAGCACAGTCTATTCCATTTGGTACTAATCTGGTCACGAACAAAAGCAACAACTTCACGCAGAGCGAGCTGAAAGCCTACGCCAAGCGCAAGGCCGGCAAGCTCCACTATCAGGTTCGCAATGGTGATGCCGAGGCCGTAGCGCTGCTACAGACGCTTCTGGATACCGCGCCGCACACCACGTTCCTAGCCAAAGAATTGAAGTGCAGTCCTGATCGAGTCTGGCGACTTCTGCGTGAGAATTTCGCCGATGATCCGTGTGCCGACAAATTCCATAAGCGCGAGCGTGATGTGCAGAAGCTGGATAATGAGTTGGCGTTGGTGGCAAAGATCCGTGAAGCGCTGGCAGCAGGCATGGTCGGAACCTGGCCGATCTGCAAATACTGTCATTCGTCGTTTGTTGCGGTGACTGCGGCAAGCAAAAAATACAAATTGGGTATTCCGCGTGGGAAAGGTGGAAGGCCGGCTAAGGAGGGTGGGTTATGAGTGAAGTGAATCGGTATCGATTCAAAGGCGCGGCAGGCGAGTACATCTATTCGGTGGACTACGAAGCCGCACTGGCCCGCGAGGATGCGATGATGGAAGAGCTGGCCACATCGCTCACCAACGAATACAACGCGCAAGTTCACATATCTGAACAGCACGACAAGCTGACCGCCGCCGAGCAGCGGAATGCGAACCAAGCTGAGACGATCAAGGCTTATCAGGATCGAATAGACCAATCCGTCAAGGATGCATACGAATGGGGATATGGCGATGGCCAGAACAACCCCAACGGCTACAGCAGCGAAAAGGATCGTGATGCATGTGTCGCCAAGCTGACGATGCCCACCGAATCGGGAGTAAGCGAATCATGAGAACAATGAGTAACCCAAAAATAGGCGACGTCGTGCGTTACGGTGGCGGCTCTACGGCACTTGCGAAACTCACTGGTCGACACGCTGGTGGTTGGCACGGGGATCAATGCATGGGCGGCTGCACGTTCATCAGCGAACCGTTTTATGAACCGGACTGTGAAGACCTTGCAACATGGGATGACCAGCAGCGCCAACAGGATATTCGCTACGGGCCAAAGCGCTCGCAGCTGTCATTCAAGGACCTCCGCAAAATCAGTGAACAGCGTTGCAACGAGGCATTCTTCCCGCTGGAGTCAAAAGACGGACCGTGGTGGGGTAACGCAATGGCTGGCGAATGTGGCGAGGCTTGCAACGTAGTCAAGAAGATTGATCGCGATGGCCTGACCGATGAACGCGTTCTAGCCTTGGCCAAAGAACTTGCAGACGTTGTGACATACGCGGATTTGTTGGCCGCTCGCTATGGCATCGACCTTGGGCAAGCTGTAGCGATGAAGTTCAACGAAGTTTCAGAGCGCGTCGGTAGCGATCTACGCCTAGACGAAGGGGTATCGCGGAAATGAGCAAGCGAATGAGCAGTAAAATTGAAGTGTCACGCGGGATGCTCAAGCATCTGGAGCGCTGCGCGGAATCCATGGGATGGAGTATTGCGGATGAGCTGCGCGCCCTACTCGCCGCCCCTGTCGTCGAGCGCCAGCCTTTTGCCTATTCGTTTCGGTTCGCTGGTTGCGTGACCTCCGCTGGACCTGAAAACTGGAGAGACGAAATTGATCGCGAAAAGCCTGCGCAGTTCCTGTTCGACGATGGCCGGGTAAAAGACTTTCAACCCTTGTACGCCGCCCCGCCCGAACTCGCCGAACTGCAAGCCACCATCGCCACGCTCAAAATTCTGCTTGGTCAGGCTCGCGGCATGGTTAACGGCGCAAGCGATGAATGGCACAACTCAGTAGAAAAGGTGATCGGCCATGAGTGAATTCGAACGCGAAGATCGTTACGCGGTTATCAAATACAAAAAGCTGACCAATCAGCAATGGACGCTAGTTCCGTCGCTGCTGGAGAAATTCGACCGGGCCCGCGTGGATTGCGTCGTGGTCGAGAAGGATTGGCCGGAGTACAACTTTGTTTGGCTGATGCTTGAGCATCGAATGGCAGGCTTCCCAGTTCCTGACTTCAACGCAGTGAAATGCGCCGCAGATGTCTCGATTGCACAAGCTGAACTGGAAACAGCTAAAGCCACCATCGCACGGCTGGAGCGCGAACAAAAGAACGACGCCATCGCCTACAAGGCTGCAATTGAAAAGCAGGATGAGTTGCGCGCTGAAATCGAGCGGCTGAAGAGTGGGCAGGGTGAGCCGTTCTGCTTTACGACATTCGGCATGATCGGTATATCCAAAGCGATGAGAGCCTCGGGCGGCACTGGTCGAATCGGATGCAAATTCGAAAAAGACGATCGGTTTTGTGTGCCGGTCTACACCGAGCAGCCCGCGCCGGTATCGCCGCTTGCTAAGGGGTTCATCACGCTCGAAACTGGAAACTGCAAGTACAAGATCGTCACAGCGTTTGCTAATCGCGACGACGCATGGGCGGCATACACCGCATTGGTTTCTGGCGACAAGCTCAAGGAGCTGAACCCGTGACATTCACCTTCAAAACAATAACAATCGGAAGCCAATCACTTCGAATCGCCACGCGCCAAGGAAACCAATCCAAGCCACCGTTGCTTATCTTCAATGGCATAGGCGCCAGCCTCGAACTGGTACTGCCATTCGCCGAGAAGCTTGATCCTGAACAGGGGATCATAGCCTTCGACGTGCCTGGTGTCGGCGGCTCGCCTACGCCAGTGCTGCCGTATAGGTTTAGTTGCTTGGCGAGATTGGCAACCAAGATGCTCGATCATCTTGGGCATGCTCAGGTCGACGTAATCGGTCTTAGTTGGGGCGGATTTTTGGCGCAGCAGTTCGCCTACGATCATCCGACTCACTGCCGGCGATTGATCCTGGCAGCCACGTCATGCGGAGTCGCAATGGTTCCGCCTAGCCTCAGAGTGTTGGCGTTGATGGCTAGTCCTAAGCGTTACATCGATCCTAACTACGCTGCTGAAATAGCTCCAGAGATTTATGGTGGCGAATTCAGAACCAATAGAGACCTTTGCATCTCGCATGCCGCAAAGATGCAGTCTTCTGGCGGCCTTGGTTACTACTACCAGACTGGCGCGGTGTGGGGTTGGACGTCAATTCATTGGTTGCACAAGATCAAGCAGCAGACACTAATTTTATCTGGCTCTGATGATCCGCTGATAAAAATAGTTAATACCGAGAATCTAGCCAGATGGATTCCTAATTCTGATCTGCATGTATTTGACGATGGGCATTTGTTTCTGCTGACCAAGGCTGAAGTTGCGGCGAATATTATTACGGGGTTTCTGGAGGGCTAACATGATCAATAAATCCTGGCAGTTGATTGCGCGGATCATATCAAGACCGGCCATTACAAGATGGCTAGTCGATAGAGCAATGAAAACTCCATACTCGCCAATCGTGAAAGATGGGCTGGTCTACATGGAGCGATATTGGCTATTCAATCGATATGAGAGCATCGACGGCCAACAGATGGGCTCAAAGTACAAGTGGTTCCCGTGGAGTATCCGCATCCACTGGATCCGCCTGCCAGATCAAGATCGCCATCTGCATGACCATCCATGGAATGCCAGAACTATCATTCTGCATGGCGCATATACAGAGCAGAGATTGACCGGCAATCCATTCTTTTTCGAGACCGAGAGATTTCATCGCAGGCCCGGAGATACCGCAAGATTGCGCTTTGGTGAATATCACCGCATCACATATGTTCCGCCTGATGGTGTGTGGACGCTATTCATTAGCGGTCCATACCAAGGGACTTGGGGTTTCTTGGTTGACGGCCTGAAAGTTCAATGGCGCACATATCTCGGGCTTTATAAATGAAACCAAACCAAATCGAAGAGGCCGCACTGTTCCGCGAATTAGGACTTTCATGGCGCAAGATCGGCGCATGTTTCGGAGTTGGCCACTGGGTTGCAATGGATCGAGTAACGAGGTTTAACAAATGCATAGTGTTGAAGAAATGAAAGACCTGTTTAGTCGCGGCTATTCGACTAGGCATATCGGCGAGAAACTAGGAATCAGCAAGGAAACAGTTCGCCGCCATCTTATGTCTGCTGGGATAGATACAAATTGGCCGAATAACAAAAAGGCATCTGCTAATAATTATGCAGTATTGATCAGGCAGATGCTTGATGCTGGAAAAGGCTGGATTGAAATAAGCGATGAAATTGGATTCTCCGCTCGACAACTCCAGAGGTATGTATATGGAAAGTGAATGCGAAGAAAGAGTGAAGCTTGGAACTGAGTTCATAGACGAAATGAAGGCTTTGTTTGCCAGAGGTTATTCGACTGGTGCGATAGGCGAAAAGCTTGGATTCCACAGATCATGCGTGCATAGGCGTCTGCATGAGGCTGGCGTCGATCTTGGCGGGCCAGGCAGGAAGACACAGATCACTGATGAGTATATGGATCTGGTGCGCGAGATGAAGGCGGACGGACTTTGCTGGCGGGTGATCGCTGCCAAGATCGGGTTTTCTGAGCGGCAGTTGCAGAAGAAATTGAATGGCAAATGATTTATTTCTTAGCGAGGTTTTTTAACATGAACACCTTCCTCCTAGCCGAACTCCACCGCGCCCAACATCAAGGCGCAAAGACTCTGGAAGTTTCAACTGCTGAGCTGTCTGAGTTACTAGCCAAACTTGAATCGCTGGAAAAGCGCGAGATAATTGAATTCGGCGGCAAGCCACTGGGCTTTGCAACCGGCCACAAATTGAAAGCGATGCTGGCAGGTGCGCGAAAGTACATCACTGTTAGTGCCTATAAATCTGAAAACTTTGATACTGAAGTTTCTTGTCTGGATGTTAGAGCATGATCAAAACAGCGCCACGCAAGATGAACAACTGGAAATCAGAACTGTACTACTCGACACCAAAGTCGTTTCAGGTTGGCGGACCATCAGAACTTCCGAAGCCGAGTAGCGCGCCATTCAGGCCTAAAACGGAGTTGCCAAAATGACCACTTGGACCCCAGTAACCGAAAGCCTGCCAGACGATCTAGTA